GAGGTCGCCGCTTCCGTATTGATGCAGGACCGCGATCCGCCGAGTCCCGCCGTCAGGAGAGCCGCCACGCCCGCGCCGTTCGCCAGCATGGCGCTCGTCACCTTGCCGGCGCCAATCGCCGTGACGCCCGCATTGCTGATCGTCACATCGCCCGTGACATCGACGGCCGCCGGGACGTTGCCCGCCGATCCGACGATCAGGCGTGCGGAGGCCAGGGCATGGAGGACGTTGAGCTCGGCCGCCGTCGGCGTCAGCGCGGTCCCTCCCACGCGGACGGCGACCTCGGTCCCGTTGACACAGAAGCCATCGAACGCGCCGTGCGGGGCGCACAGCCACTGCGTGCCGTCACACACGGCCCTGATCCCGCGTCCGACCTTGGCATTGGCCGTCTCGAACGAGACGTTATTGGCGGCGGCGTTCCCGATCGTACAGATCGCGCCAGCCGCGGCACCCGCCACAATGAACGACTGGGCGGCATGCACCAGGAACTCGTACCAGACACCCGTGAGGGCCTGGGTCGGCGTCGGGAGCGTCGCCGTAATCGCGCCGATCGCCCCGCGATTGGTAAAGACCGTCCCCGGAGCATGGAATGGGTACACGATGGTGAACGACGCCGTCTTCGCGAGGCGTCGCTGCGAGAGTCTGGTAGACATCGGGATCTCCCCTTTCTCCTGTCAAAGAGCGCCGTTAGGCCGGCGCGGCCGCGCCCGTGAGTATGTCGTCGTGGGTCGGCTTCGGGGTCCCTGGGTTGTTGAACCGAAGCCGGGATCCGCCGATGTTCAGGCGTTGCACAATCGGCAACGCATCCGTCGCGATGTCACGGTAGAGCCCTTGCCGTCGTCGCCGACGCGTCTCTTTGGCCCACCGCTCCTCGTACTCGAGTTCGTCCGAGAGCCGATCGGCTCCGCCCGCCGCCCACAGATCCGCCTGCTCGTGCTGTAACGCCCGCACGATGTTCCACGGATGGAACAACCACGCCTCGTGCACGCTAGCGACGTGGATGTAGCCGTCACGCGCCTGCACGTGCATGTCCGACAGGTCCCGCATCCCGACGTTGACCGCCGGGGCACGTCGACAGCGCCGCTCGAGGATGTAGACGCCCGTGCGCTCGGCACTCTTCCGGATTCGCAGATCCGGATCGACGTCCCGGAGATAGGCGAACACCTCCTCGAACTGCGGCGGCAGTCGGAGATGCGCCGGGACGGGGACGTGGGGCGTGCTCATCGGCGCTGGGGTTTCTTCGCTTGACGGTCGGCGGCGACGGTCCGTTCGGCTGCGGCTTCGGCTTCGGCCTCGCGGGTGAGGCTTTCGGCCGGCGGCGCGAACACCTCCTGCGCGGCCTCGGCCGCCGCAGAGGTCGCCTGTGCGCCGACGTCAATCTGCGGACGCAACCCCTGACCGCGTACGGCCGCCCGGGCGGTGCCGGTCGAGATGACGCGCATGTCCTGCGCCGCATCCACGCCTGGCGCGCTGCGATCGATCCCCTCGACCTTCTCGCCGAAGCGCTGCAGATCCTCATCGCTGAACGGCTGGCAGTGTTCCGGCTGGTCCACGCGCTGACGGCCGTCGTCGCTGCCGAGGATCGCGATGAAACTGACGAATCCGCCATCGTCCAGGGTCCGCGTCCCCGGGACGATCAAGCGCTTCTGGAAGTGCATGGCCGCGCCATACTCCGTCCGGAAGTACCCCCGCACGGACCCGTCCTCGGTGAATCCGCCAGCGGGCAGGGTGACGTGATTCCCGTCGAACGTCTCGGACAACGGCCGACGCCCGCGGTTCAGGCAGATGACGGGCGTATCCGGCTTGAGCGTGGTTTCGCCGATCCGCTCGACCATGAGATTCGAGACGCCGGTCATCTCCGGGATCTCGAAGGCAGGCACGTGATTCTGCATACAGCCTCTCTGCGCTTGGCACCATCTGAGCGCTCCCGGAGACCTATCCCGTGGTCTCCGGGAGCGTGACCACACGGCGTGGGCGCGACCCTACACCGCGTGAACAATGAGCTGGTTGACGTCGATCCCTTCCATCCGGAAATTTCGGTTGGGTTGCTGGCAATGGAAGTTGTCGTAGATGTAGAAGAACGCGGTGTACTGATCGTAGTCATTGACCCACTTCAGCACCGAGCCCTCAGTATCGGCCCACGATCCCTCGTCTTCCACGTAGCGCGTCCACGACGCCTTGTTCATGCCGAAAAGCATCCGGAACGGCGCATCCCGATCGACCACGATGGGGATGTCCCCGTAGGTGATGTTCTTGCCGGTCGGCTTCTTGGCCGCCTTCGTCCCGCCATCCGGCGACATCAGGTCGGCACCGGTGTAGCGGCGGTCGGTCTCGAGGAGCGTCAGGTACGCCCGGCGCACCGCATGCTCGGCCGCGAAGAAGTCGATCGACGCGCCGACGCGGATCGAGACCGCGTCGATCGGCTGCTGGATCGCATCCAGCGACAACCCACCGACGCCGGTCACGACGTAGGACTGGAGTTGCGGATACGTGCTCCGCGACAACCCGTGGTAGGTGGCGACGTATGTCTGATCGTCGTCCCCCGCCAGGATGCCTTCCGGCTCCTGGTTGTACGAGTTCTGCGTCGCATTCTGCGCGATGACGATCTTGTCGTCGTCGGTCAGGCTGACGGCCGCATCGACCGTGATCGAGGTGCCGGCTGCCGCCACACCCGTCACCGTGCGCGTGGCTTCGATGTTGCCGGATCCGTCGATGAACGCGACGTACATCCCCGACGTGCTGTCGCCGTAGATGTAGCGGTTGCCGAGCACAGACCCGGCGACATTCCCCGGCGAATCGACGGTCACGGTCGTGGAGTTCGTGATCGTGCCGTTGACGAGCGCCAGGATGCCCGAACCGTAGCCCCAGCACACGCGGTTGCGATGGAAAGACAGCGCCTCGGTGAGGCCGTCCATTTCCGCCGGGATGACCTGCTGCCACGACCCCTTCTTGTTGCGCGACTGCAGGATGACGTCACGGTTGAAGCCCACGCGGCCATACGTGTTCCGCATCGGCACTTCGAAGTCCTTGTAGACCGACCGACCCGCCTGCGGCAGACGGCCTCCCGTGGGAATCGACCCGGCCGAGTAGTTCCGCCCGATCTTGATCGGGATGACCTTCTTGCGGCCCTGCCAGGTGTCGTCGGGCGCCTCCGACTCCATGAACTTCAGGATGTTGTTCTCTTCCTGGAGTTGATTGACGATGGCTGGCGCGTAGTCGTCCTTGAACAGCGGATCCCACTGCGTGAGATCCGAGCCAGGCATGTACTGCCGGTCCAGCGCGGTTCCGGCGATCGCGACGAACGCGAGCACCGGGCTGATGATCCGAAACATAGGCGTTCTCCTCTACCCTCAACAGCTCGAACAGGTGACCCGTCAGTACGCGCCCTGCCGAATCCGTCGGTTCACGTCTGCGACGCGTTCCTTCGAGGTCCGAGCGGGAGCGGGGGTACCGGGAGGGGCCACGGTTCGGGGAAGCGTGCGGTTATGCTCCGCGATGCGCTGCGCCGCGGCGCCGGGCGCGCCCGGTCGTCGCGTCGCCGCCGTCGCCGCTGCCGTCGCCGAGTCGGCCTGCTTCTTCGAGACCTTGCCCTTCAGGTAGTGCGCGATGATCTCCTGCGGGGATCGGTGGTGCTCCCGCCGACTCTGGTAGGCGCCCACCATCGCGTCCTTGAAGAGTGTTCGTGTGAACTCGTCGTCGAGCTGCGCCGCCGCCGCATCGATCGCCGATTTCCACTGCGATTTTTCCGAGGCTTCGGTGCGGGCGACATCCCGCCCGTCCATCGCCTCGACCCGAGCCACGAGTCGTTGCACGGTCTGCTTCAACTCATGGTTGTCCTTCGCGAGGTTCGCAAAGTACCGGTTGGCGTCGGTCTCGTTGGGATCGAACGGCAGGGTCTTCTCATCGAAGACATCTGTCGGCTCGACCTTGGCCTTCGGGCGACGGGTCTCCGCGGGCTCGTCGTCGCCATCGCTACTAAAGAGTGCGCGCATCTTGGGGTTGGCCGCGATTTGCGACTGCAACCGCGCGTACTCTCGTTGGGTCAGCACGAGATCATCGAGAGACACTCCGTCTCGGTCGGCGAGGTCCTTGAGCCGCTGCCGGATAGGGGCGAAGCGTCGGTCTCGGCGTGACAGCTTCTTGAGCTTGGCCGTGACCTTCTTGAATCGCTCCGGCGTGATCGGCTGGTCCTCGTCGAGGTCCAAGTCGTCGTCGTCGAGATCGTCGTCGTCCGCGCCAGGCGCGGACGCGTGCGCACCCTCCGGGATCTCCCCGGGGTCCTCGGCTGGCGCGTCACCAGCCCCCCCGCTGTCAGCGGGGTCCACGCCGCTCCCCGCTCCGGTGACGCTCGGCGCCTCGTAACAAAGCGCGAAACCACCGACGCTGGCTGCGACTGTCCACGTGCGAACCATGCGATCCTCCTACCGCGACGCGATCACCACGACGAATGTGCCGTGGCCTCGACGCGTCGCCCTGACAGACACGGATGACGAGAGACCAGGTGGTTCGTCAGGCGAACCGGCCGGGCGAGAACGGAGCACTCACGAGTCCAATCTCTCGTCAACGTCATGCGCGCCCACTGGGCGCGCCTCCTACATCCGACGGCGCGGGCAGCAACACCCCCGTCGCCGTCAAGTCATCGATCGAGGGGCCCGGGGCCGACGGCACCGCCCCGGCGGGCAGCAACGCCCCACTACTGACGGCGGTGCTCAGCGGATTCGCCGCCGGCTGAGCGCCGACCGGCACCAACGCCCCGCTCGTGACCGCCGCGTGCACCGCGGAACCGTCACCCTTCTCGACGGGCGTGCGTCCATCCGGTGGCGCGGGCGGGGGCGGGTGCTGGACCTGCGCCTGCTTCATCGCCTCCTGCTGCATGAGCGTGTCGATCTGCGCGACGTGCGCGATCATCGCCTGCGCAAGCTCGGGGTTCTGCGCCTGCAGATCCTCAAATTCCTCGGTCTTGAGGAACTGCTTCTTGAAGTGCTTGTGCAGGGCGAGTTCCTGCGTCGCGGGATTCGGCGGGAGGATCTCGTCAGACGTGTGCGCGGCCTTCCACCGATCCAACTCGCGCGCAACCTGCTTCCGGTCGGCGTTCATCGACGGCTTCAGGTGGGTCAAATCCATCTCGACGAGCATCTTCGCGCCGAGTTCGGGATCCTGCGCGGGCGGCGGCAGCACGCCGAGTTCGATGGCCTTCGACGTGCGCATGAATCGCATGACCTGGCTCTTGGGCCAGGCGCTGGTCTTCTCGATCTGCACGTCGAACTTGCCATCAAGGTCGGCGGCCGTGAACTGGCGGACGTCCCAGTCGCCGTTGTCGCCGCGGACCTGTCGGAACCGGGGTGACCATGCCGATCGCTTCGCGATCCACATCAAGAGGCGCGTCAATTGCAACTCGAAATGCACCTGGGCATCGAACGGCTCTTTGAACGCCGCCATGCCACGCTCCTGCAGGATCTCGATCTCCCCGAGCGTCGGTTCGCCCTCCGGACGCTGCCCAGCCAGCACGGCGTTGAGTTTCGACACCTCGTGCAGCTTGGCGTCGATCATCTCCAGGTACTTGTAGAGGCCATCGGGCGGGTTGATGCCGCGTTCCGTCTGGGGCTTCTCGCCGGGTACGCTCGATCGGTAGTACACGTCCTCGCCCGGGCGCCCGGTCGGCTTGTTCTCGAGGGTGACGGACAAGGGAATCCACGATCGGGGCGCCGCATCGTGCATGAGGATGAGCTGAATGAGGCTGTCCACGAGGTTGCGGCTCACCTGGAGCGGGACGAGGTCATCGCACGGCGGTTTCCCGTAGGGCGTGCCCGGCGCGACGGCGAACTGGCGGATCAACACGCTCTTGACCGCACGCCCTTCATCGTCCGTGACCGGCAGGGGCCCTGCCTCGGCCAGCAGGTCCTCGATCAAGACCCCGTGGAATCCGTACGGAAAGTAGATCCCCTCGCCGCGCTCGTCGCGCTCGTCGATCGGATCGTGCTGCAGGATGTAGACGACGTGATCGTCCTTCCCATCCGCGCCCGCCATCGCGTTCGCGCGCGTAGGAGAGGAGAGATTGCGCATCTGCCGCGCAAACGATCGCTGGATCCCGCCTGACTTCCGAGACCCGGACGCGCTCAGGGTCTCCCGGAGCCCCTCGACGTCCTTCCAGCGGGAGAGGATGTCCTCGTCCGGCATCCCCGAGTGCGTCAGCACCCAGGGAACGCGTGCGCTATCGGCGACGCGTGCAGTCGAAGGGAGGGAGTACTCGAAACTCGGCACCACCTGCGCGCAGATCCGTCCCGTGGGGAACGGCACCCCTTGGGGCACGCCGCGTGCGTCAATCACGGGCTCGAATGCCTCTCCCGCTGTAGCGCACCCCTCTTCTGGGCACACGTTGCCGGCCTCTTCAAGATCTTTGGGCAGCGTCTCGACCTGACAGGTCGGACACCGGAGCAGCGGGATGTCGGAGATGCCGTACTTCTCGTCGTTGTCGAAGTACACGATGAGCGCCGCGCCGTTGGTCAAGGTGACGAGTTTATTGAGTTCGGGGCGCTTGGTGTCGTACCCGATTTCATCGAGCAGGACGGGGTCGGCATCCTCGGCCACTTCCGCGGCGGCGCGGTCCCGGTCGTCATCGGTGGAGGGATAGAACGACTTGGCGGGTTCGGACTGATTCAGGAGCGAGGTGATGCCGTCGATCTCAACGGCCAGCAGGTTGTGCGCGGGCCGGGGCACCCAGTCCGGCACGCCGCCCTGCTCGGGATCGGTCCCGCGTTCGACGTATTGATGGGTGCCCTTGTCGTAGACCGACCAGTGATTCTCTTTGCCGCCCCTGTAGAACAGCAGGTTCTGCATGTCTTGGCGGTCGCGATCGAGTCGCGCCTGGTTGCCCTTCCCGTCGGCGATGCACCGATCCATGAGGATCTTGCCGTACCGCTCGTAGTCGATCGTGGCGCCCGTGTCTTGGGAGGGAGAAAACGCGAGCGTGCTGGCGCGCGAAGGGACCTCCGGCGTCGCAGTGCCTGGATCGCGTTCGAGAACGGCCTCTGTCACCTACACGACCAAACCGCCCGGCTTCGTCGTGACTACTCGTCCCCCGCAACCACCGATGCGATGGGCGGGGCATCGGTCCCATCGTTCTAGCGCATCGGGCCGCGTGGCAACGGCTGCTCCCCTCCCGGGGGCTCTGCCGCCATCGGCTGATCGGCGTCGGCGTCGCCCTGCACGAGTTGTCCGCAGGACGGACAGCGCCGCGCACCGCAACTCGGACAGGCGTCATCGGCTGGTGCCTGTTGACTCGCGCGGCCGACCATCCGGCGCACGCCTGACAGCGTCTTCCGGTCGTCCACGTCCGGGGGCGGCAGCGATCTGCGTGGAGGAAACATCGTCAGCGACCTCTCCGGCCGCCCTTACGCTTGGTTTTGCACATACGCGTCTCCCTGTCAGAATCCCGCGCGTCGGTACAGCGGCCGTCGATCCGGTCGGAACAGCACGACGCGCGGCTCGTGCTGGACCTCCATCGTCGCCTGCTCTCGCCGCGATGGGTCCGCCTCGTACTCGCACGCGTGCGATCTGGTGGCGCCGGCGGGACTTGAATCCGCGACCTTTCGGTTATGAGCCGAACGAGCTACCCGCTGCTCCACGGCGCGTCACTCCTGTCGAAACTTGATGCCGACCGCTGCCAGATCCGCGAGGACCCCGAGCACCGCCGGCGTCAACGCCGTCTTGGCCCGCTGCAGCGTCGCCAACTTGAGCTGCTCCCGCGCGGTCTGCGCCACGGCGTCCGTCTGAATCCGCGTCAACTCCGTTTCGGAGTCCCGGATCATCGCATCGAGGCGGTCAGGCAGCAGCGATGCCACGCGCGAGCCCCATCAACAACCGCGTCTGCGCCACAGCCAGGAGGAACGCCGGATCGACCACGCGTTCGAGCGCCGCCATCTGCTCGGACGGCATCTTGCCGTCGAGGTAGAATTCGACGGCCCGCCAGAGCGTGCCGTACTGCACCTGCAAGTGCTCGACCGAGATCGTCTTGACGACCGCGCCCGCCATCAGTGCCGGCCTTTCGTGCTGTCGATTTCCGTCACCGAGAGCGCCGACGCCAGCATCGCGCTCACGGGTTGCACTGGAGGAGGGACGTCGCGCATGGTCGGCTCATGGATCGCGTTGGCGCGCGCGAGCGCCGCATCGATCAATTTCTCTGCTCTGGCGCGCCAGTAATCGCGCTCCGTCGTCAGGGCCGCGATGGTCTCGTCTCGGCGAGTGACCTCGAGCGCGTGCACCGCGTGCGTGACCCCCGGCAGGAGACGGGCGACCCACGTCATGGCAGCACCGCCGGTCCGCGCGTCGCGCCCCACGAACCAGCGCCAGGAGGGACATTCGCCGCAGCTTCCATGCGCTCGCGCGTCACGGTCACGTGTTGCCGAAGATCGAAGAGCTGGAAGGCGACGGGAAGAGACCCAAGAAGCAGCCAGCGCAGACGCTCGCGCACTGTCATGTCGGCGAAGAAGTAGTGGCACGCTGCGCTCAGCCGCGAGACCCTCTCCGTCTGCGCTCTCAGGTCCTGCTCGAGGCGCGCGCACCACGCCGCCTGCGCGTCGAGGCGACGCGTGAGCGCCGGCAGGTCCTCATCGAGCTTCACCTTGACCGTCGCATAGGCGGCCTGTGTCTCTTCGACCCCTGCGGCGCACCGGTTCGCGAGGTTCACACACTCCTGCGTCGTCGCGATGAGCGCCCGCCGGTTGGCCTGCGCGCCGTGTCCCATGTCAGAGCCTCAGCAATTCGTGCGCGACAGCCGCAGATTGCTCCACGAACTCGCGTTCGAACGCGTCCTTCTCCCACACGAACGGCGTACCGTTCAGGTGCAGGCACAGGTAGTCGCCAGCCGCCCCGTCCACCGTCCGATCGGACACCTCCACGGCAAATGGGCGATCCATCTGTCGGGCTCTGGTGATGGCGACCTTGGGCAGGAAGGAGCGGAAGCCGGACGGGTCGGCCAGGGCCTCCGCGGTGGCGCGTTCGCGAGGATCCATGTGTATCCCAAGTATGCACAAGTCGGACGGAAACGCAAGTCCCTCCGTGACGGTCGCGTCACCGCACGAGTCCACCGATGTCGAAGACGACCTTCTTCGGACTGCCGATTTTGGCCACGCGCTCGGCCTCTGCCTTGGACAGGGGATCGTCCTTCAGGTGTTCGAATGGGTCGAACGCGTCGGCACGCGGGGCGTGTGGCCTGGCCTCAAAAAATCGGCCAATCGCCTCGTACGCGTGATTTTCTGAGTCGTCGTCCTCGACGTCGGAATCGTCGGGATCCCACGGGACCTCCGGTACAGTGCGGATCAGATCCGGACAGCCCGTCGTGCAAGACCACCACGGGAGTCCATCTGGCGCCGTCGCCAGCGCATCCATCCAGCGGTTCGGCCGTGAGAGCCTCGCTTGCCGTGTGGCCACACCGGCGAGGAACTGCACCCGCGGCATCGCGTCCTGATAGACCTCCAGGATCGACTTCGACAACCCCTGCTCCTGGCGCGACCCCCTGATGAGCGGGTCATAGACAATCCACTGCAGCCCCTCCATGAGCGGGGTCTTCCCGTCATCGAAGGTCTGTTGCTCGAGTGCCCCCTTCATGATCTCAGCCTGCTTCACGTCGCGCTTCTTTGGGCCGTAGTCCTCAAGGAACGTGCGCGTGTGGCCACCGGGCAGCGTCGCGTGCAGGTAGAACGCCCACGGGGCCCCGTACCCGTAGTCGGTCGAGCCGTAGATGAGCGACCCCTTCGGCGGACGCCACCCACGGTTCGCCGCCACATGCCACGGCAGGAGCTGCCCGGGCTCGATGTCGGGGAATGCCGTGCGGATGCGCGTGTCGCGCTCACCCACCACGTGGCGCTCGCGCCACATCGGGCCAACGATCATCGACTCGTTCGCGTCCCAATCGCCCTCGGCGAGTTGCCGCGCCTTGTCGCCGCCGAGCTGGTAGACCTTGGCGAGATAGTAGGGATCAGCCGCCGCGAGCGCGATGTTGTCCTTGAACCACGCCGGAATGAACTGGCGCGTCGGGACGTGCGCGGCCGGCGTCGGGTCGTTCCCGACGGGGAGCGGGCGCCAGATCTCGAAGGGGCGCGGCGGGAGTCGATCGCCCAACTCCTCGGGCGTCGGCCGGAGAAACCAGCGTTTCAGGTAGCCGTGCCCGGGCCCGCCGGGATTCGACGTGAGCCGCAGCCGCTTCCGCATCCCGATCCGCGCCGAGCGGATGCGCGTCAGCAGATACCGGATGATGAACTCGGTCGCCTGGCTGGCCTCATCGAAAAACACCGCCACGAACTGGATGCCCTGGTAGCTGTAGACGTCCTTCTCGTGCTGGACGTGGCAGAACCACAACTCGCTGCCGTTGAAGAACCGGGCGAACATGTCCGAGCCGTTGTAGCTCGCGATGAATTCAGGGCACAGGAGCAGGAAGCGGCCGACGAGCTCCTCCTTCAGCTCCTTCAGCTTGCGGCGGAAGATGCCGACCTTGACGCCCGGGTGCTCCAGGCAGATCGCGATGGCCTCGACGAGGTCGAATTCGCTTTTCCCACCGCCCACGGCGCCGCCGTAGAACAAGATCTCGGCAGTCGACGCGTGGGCGATGGCCTGTTTCGGTTGCGCCTTGCACCGCGTGCGATCGGTGTAGCACGCCGGCTCGTGCGGGCACTCCCCGTTCGGATGCAGGTAGCCGAAGGTCCAATCGTTCGGGAGCGCGCGGCGGTTTCTACCGCGGACGCCCACGGCCCGCACCTGGCGATACGGGATCTCCCCTGAGGGCCTGCTTCAGCGCGTTGACGAACGCGCGATACTCGTCAAACCGTGCGTTGACGTCCAGTCCTTCGATCCAACCATCATTGGCTAGGTCACGCGCCGCGCGTTCGAGTCGCGCGTCTTCCTCGCGGGCTACAGCGAGGACGTCGTCAGCCGGGTCGCGCATCTCCGCGTCCATGTTGACGAGCGCACGCCACACACCGCGGTCATACGTCACATAGTGGCCCGTGTCGAACTGAACGCTGACCGTGTCAGACGTACCGTGGTAGGCGAGGGTGAGCCGATGCCCAGGACACCCCTCCATTCGACAGTCACTAAGGCACCTCACGGATCGCGTGCGGGATTGGTTGCTCACGTCTCGGTCTCCCAGGAAACGGTCAGCCGGAACCTGCTTCAGCCGCCGGATGTAGTCAGGGCTGGCGTAGTCCCACACGGTCAGAAGGTAATTCCCTCCCAACTGTCGCGCGGGACGTAACCGCCCCACAACCGCTGATTCAGTCCGGGCACGGAATACGCCGAACGATCGATCCCAAACCACGGGCCGGTCGTCGGTGCGCAGTCCAGGAGCAACGTCGGCGTAGGTCAGCGTGTTCATGCGGATCTCCCGACGTGAAACGCGGAGCGGAGGAGCACGCACGTCCCCGGCGTGTCCTTCGTTCCGCGGTGGAGGTAGAGCGAGACCCCGCACGGCGAGCACTGCCACCAGTGGAGGTACCCGCGCGCGGGGATCCCGGTGTCCCTGAGTCCACGCACCATCGTGGTGAGGTCCTCGAGGCGCCCGCAACAGGTTGGGCAGGTCCCCCCCAGCGCGGTCTCAAGTGCCGCCGGCGGTGCGTCGCGGAACGTCGGCGCGACCGTCGGATGGATCCGCGCCCCGTTGACGCCGGTGAGGAGGGGCTCGACGATCACAGCTTTCTCCCCGGTCATGTAGTTCCGCACGGCACGCCTCCCTCGTTCTCCACATCCGCGCGATGGCCTCAGCGTCAGGATCCACACCAACCCCGAAGACGCTGAACCAGTTGATGTCCGCGATGAGGCTAGTCAGCGCGTTCATCTCCTGCTGCACAACGAAGACTTGGAACGGGATGTGTAACACCGTCGGCCACGGTCTCACGTTCATGACGCACTCCTCGATGGCTTCGCCGTCAGCGGGATCAGGTCGAGCACCGGGATCGAGTCCGGCGGCGGCAGCCGCAACGGCGCGTCACCTGGCGCCGAGCCCTGCAAGTCCGGCGGACGCGGGACCAAGTTGTTGATCACAAAGCCGTTGTTGATGGCCGCGCCCGGGGGGACCAGCTCACGCGTGAAGTGGCCGGTCACGAGCTTCGCGACGAACTCGGCCGACGCGACCGATCCCTGCATCCCGATCTGGTAGTGCCGCCGTGCGAGCGGCGACAGGAGGTGCGCGTTCTCGGCGGTCATCTGCTCGTCGAGCCAGGGCAGGAAGCCAGGGTGACGACGGAAGAACTTCCACATCTGCTGTCGGCGGACACCGAACGCCGACGCGATGTTGGCCTGCGTGGGGACCTTGCCCTGCTCAATGAGGGTGTAAATCACGCGCTGCATGGCGCGCCAGCGCGGAATGACCGAGTCCGCCGGCAGTAGCGCATCGTCACCCTGCGTCACCTGGTGCGCGGCGGCCTTACGCGACTTTGAAGCGGCGGCGGCGCGCGCGCGCTTCCCCTTCGACGAGCGCGTGGCAGTGCTCCTCGAGGTCGACGACGTGCGGGCCGTACCGGAGGATTTCCGCCGTGAAGACTTCCGTGTCATGCGGTCCTAACTTGAGCACGGGCTTACCGGTCTCGCGCGATCGGCGTGGAGCCCCAAACTCGTCCTCGTGCACAACGACGTGGCTCAACTCGTGGAACATGAGCCGCTCGCGGCGCTCCGCGTCGAGGCTGTCCCACTGCGGCCGGTCGACTAGAATCAGGTAGTCGACGTCCTCCTGGTCGATGACGGGCGCGAGAAACGCCGCGTAGAGCCACTCCGTCATCCCTGACAGCGGGCCCTGCCACCGGGGCTCGACAATGACCGCCGCGCACGGCGAGCCGCGCAGGATGACCGTGCGCTCGCTGAATACCACCGCGATCCGCGGCGCCGCCTCCTGGATGTGGAGGAACTCCTCGCAGGTCTCGATCAACCTCGTCGCGATGGTTTGCGGCTCAGACGCGAGGTGGAACGAGTCCCGAAAGTGTCGCATCGGTCCTGACGGGGTGCAGTATGCGTGAGAACGGACGGTGCCGTCAACTGGAGGATGACAGTCCCGTCTCCGCCGTGCGACGGCGTGCCCACCGGGCGGTGGCGGCCGCCCTGGCACGATCCGCGCGCTGAGCCGGCGTCGTGGCGCGCAGATTCGCGGCGGCGCCGCGTCGGCGCGCATCGAGTTGGTCCAGCGCGAGGATTACCAGCTCGGCGCGGGCCCGCGTGAGCGAGAGCTTACGCACGGCCGCGTACGCGGCGAGGCGCGGATCGTCCGTCATGCGGATTCCTCTCCCGTCGTCCAGCCGGCGGCGATGAGTGCCCGCGTCAGCGCCGGCATGTCGGCGTAGGCCACGCGCAGCGCGCCGGCCAGCCAGATCCCCTCGGGTCGCATCGTACGGAGCGCCTGGAGCGCCTCGGGGCTCTGCGGCGCGACGAGCATGTAGTGCGTGCGCTGTCCTGGCGGGCCCTCGGCGCGAGGCTGGATGACGTAATCGGATGGTCGACGCTCAGCCTGCCACGCCGCCTTGCGCGCGGGATGGACCTGTGGGCGCCCGCGCTGGGGGAGGTGACAGGGCTGGCCGGGACGTGCCCCGCACTCTGAGCACGTGACGGCTGCAATGATCTTCGCCTCTCGGTGGCTCATGTGATACAGTCCTCTCTGCGCGGAGAACGGCCCCATCGAAGTATAGCGTTGAGGGGGTTGATGCCGGTTCGTCTTGCCCTCTGTTTCCGTTCCCGCGCATCTTTGTTTCAGTTTCCGGCTGGTGTGATGAGCACCAGCCGGCCCCATTGAAGCCCCCCGATACACTCACACCCACCACTCCCCGCAGGAGGGGCAGCGACCCTGGCCGCGCTCGTTGCGGTCGACCTCGTCGGCCTCCCAAAGGTGCCCGTGCGCGCACTCGAGACGCGTGGGCACCGCAGGCTGAGGCGGGTCACTCGACGGTTCGCCGGTGACGAGCAGCACGCGGTCTGCATGCTGCCGTAGATACCCGACGGTATCGCAGCCGCCGAGTACGGCAGCCGAGACGAACGTAAGTGTGGCGTGCTGCGACGGGGCCATCGA